GTATTTTGTTCCACTTCGTTTGATCAATAAGAATTTGAATCCTGCTTTGGTAAATATGTTGGATCAGTCTAACATTGCTAATTCTTTGATTCAAAATAAAGTTGTTTCTGATGAGATTCCTTATTTTGATTATGGTACTTTGACTTCTTGTTTGAAAACTTTTAATACTCAACATTCATCTTATCTTGATATTGCTGGTTTTGAGCGTGTTCCTAAGACTTTGAAGTTATTACGTTATCTTCGTTACGGTAATTTCCTTTATGATACTACCGTGAATACTCAATCGAGTAAAAACATGGGTTATTCTTCTGTTAAAGATTTTAATCTTTATGCCAAGTGGAATCTTAATGTCAATATTCTTCCACTTGCTGCTTACCAGAAGATTTATTGCGATTATTTCCGTTTCGAACAATGGGAAAAGGCTCAACCTTATACCTATAATTTTGATTATTATGCAGGTGGTAACATTTTAACTGAGTATAAAAATGATCCTTCCGATTTGTTATTGAAAGATAATCTGTTTTCTCTTCGTTATGCAAATTACCCGAAAGATTTGTTCATGGGTATTTTACCCTCTTCTCAGCTAGGATCTGTTGCTATTGTTGATGTTCTGAGTAAAGGTCGTACTTCTGTTTCTCTTTCTGGCCAGGATGGCCAGCTTTTTGGAACTGTTGCTTCTGATGGAAAAACGGTTACTGTTAAAAGTTCAACTGCTTTAACTCCTGGTATTACTCCTTCTTTTGCGGCTGGTTATGCTATTGGAAGTGTGTCAGCTACTTTTGATATCCTTTCTTTCCGTATTGCCAACGCTATTCAGCGTATGCGTGAAATACAACAATGTGCAGGCCAAGGATACAAGGAACAACTTGAGGCACGTTGGAATGTAAAGCTTTCTACGGCTTTGTCTGATCATTGTACGTATATTGGTGGTAATTCTTCCCAGATTAATATTTCTGAGGTTTTAAACAATAATTTAGATACTGATCAATCTCAAGCTGAAATTAAAGGTAAAGGTGTCGGATCCGGTTCTGGTTCCGAGTCTTTCGAAACTCAAGAACATGGTATTTTGATGTGTATTTATCATGCTACTCCGGTTTTGGATTACCAGTTAACTGGTTGTGATCTTCAGCTTTTGAACACTTATGCTACTGACCTTCCTCAACCTGAGTTGGATAATCTTGGTTTGGAAGCTTTTCCGTATTTTGCTTTTGTGAATGATGCTGTTGCTACTCAACCTAATAATGTTACTGAAAAAACTATCTTAGGTTACGTTCCTCGTTATATAGCCTATAAAACGGATGTTGATTTTGTTGATGGTGCTTTCTTGACTACGCTTAAGTCTTGGGTTACTCCTTTGACTATTGATGAGATTATTACTAAGATTTCTCTTGGATCTGCTACTGGTTCTTGGTCTCCTAATTATGGTCTTTTTAAAGTTTCACCTTTTGTTTTAGATTCTATTTTTGTTTCTCAGTGTGATAGTACTGTTGATACGGATCAGTTCCTGGTTGAATCTTTCTTTGATGTTAATGTTGTCCAGAATTTGGATTATGACGGTATGCCTTATTAATTTGAAAAAATTTGCTTGATGGAAACTCAAAATATTTTAAACGTTCTTGCCAACTCGGAGTTTATTACGGTTCGTCCTATTGATGAGTTGCGTTTTGTTACCGAACAAAATGGTTCTGTTCGTTTCGTTTCTGATGCCACGTTGTTATTGAATGAACAACGTATTATAAATGATATTGGTGAAGACAATTATCGTAATTTCATTCGTGAATTACAGGTTAATCCTTCTTCTCCTTATAAGGATGGTAATTTTACTGATGAGCAGTTAATGACCGAGATTAAGTCTCGTTACGTTCAATCTCCTTCTGAGGTTCGCGAATGGGTTCGTGATATGCTTGATAAGCAAGAACAGATCTCTGATGAAGCTAAAGCCAAGTTAGAGGAGATGAAATCTTCTGGATCTGAATCTATCGGATCTGCTGAACCTGTTGAACCTAAATCTGAATAGTTATGGATCCTGCGGTTACTGCTGCTATTATTTCTGGTGGAGCTGGACTTGGAAGTACTGCCATTTCTGGTATTGCTTCTGGTAAGATGAATAGGAAGAGTATTAAGTATAATAAATGGGCTTTACGGGAACAGCAGAAATTTCAGTCCGAGCAAGCTCAGCTTGGTCGTGATTGGTCTGAGGAAATGATGGGTCAAGCTAATCAATGGAATTTGGATCAGTGGAATCGTGAGAACGAGTATAATCTTCCCGTGAATCAGAAAGCGCGTCTTTTGGCAGCCGGAATCAATCCGGCTCTTGCCATGCAAGGTGCGTCCTCTGTTGGACAGGCAGGATCTTCTCCGTCTTCCGCTTCCGCTCCTTCTCCTGCGTCTCCGTCTGGTGTGTCTGCTCTTCCTTTGAATTTGCAGCGCCCCGATTACGGTACCGGTTTTGCTCAAATTTCGTCTGCTGTGAATTCTTATTTTGATAACAAGCAGAAGTCTACGGTTACTGAAGGCTATGGTCTTGATAACATTCTTAAGGCTCGTTACGGTGATCGCTCCGCTCAGCTTTCTCTTGGTAAGACGGAGTCTGAGATCGATTCTATTCGTGCCTCCACTGCTAAAGCTTATGCCGATTCTGCGTTGATTAATTTGAATGCGAAGGAAAAGCAAATTTTGAATAAATATTTGGATGCCGGCCAACAGCTTTCTTTATTCCTCAAGATCGGTGAACTTGCCTCAATGAAATCTCAACGTGAGTTGATGTCTGCTCAAACTCGCAAGGCAATTGCTGATGAAATTGAGGTCTCTGCACGTGCGAGAGGTCAGAAGATTTCTAATCGTGTTGCTGCCGAGGTTGCTGATCGTTTAATTGTTGCCACGAATGAGGAGAACCGTTATCGAGGTATTCAAGCTCGTTCTGCCGCTTATTGGGCGCCTCAGCAGGAGTATTACAAGAATAAGCAGATGTCTGTTGATCTTGGTTCCGCTGAAGTTGCGAAGGCTATGGCCGAATTCGAGCGTTACACGAAGGATACTCCCGGTAATCGTTGGATTCAAAAGAATGTTGTTCCTGTTTCTTCCGTTCTTGGTCCTTTACTTGATGCTGCTGCTATGTTTACTATTGCTGGTAAGCTTGGTAAGTCTGTTAATATGTTTAAGCCTAAATATGGTAAGATGAAAAAGTATTCGTTTGAATAACATATTTTAACTATACTTTTAATAGAATTTACAGAATTTAAGGCGTTAAATCTTGTATTATATGTAGTATTCCGTATCTTTGTGGTGTAATCAAAACACTTAAAGATATGGAAACTACATTTTATTTTATCAGCTTTTATTATTCTAGTTCTAGACAATTAATCTCGATTGAAACTCGTAAGATGGCTTGTTCTTCTGATTATGAACTTCCGATCTTGGAGGCTCAGTGTCGTAAGCGTTGTCGGCAGCTTTTTCGTTGTTGTTTCGGCCGCAAGCCTTCTGATGTGGTTTTTCTTTTGTCTACTGTTTCCGAGTGTCAGTATAATGAATCTACTTATAGCCTTCTATAATGAAGGCTTTCTTTTCACGTCCTGTTCATTCAAATATAGAATTCCGGCCTTTCGGATTTCCTCATTCTCCTGCCCCGCGGCGAGCGCTCGAGTCACCATCTAGCTGCCTGACCTTCCTATTTCCCTCCAATCTCCCTTTGGGAGTTGCAGGGAACTGGAAGGCAGCGTCGAGTTCTTCCCTTTTTTAGCTATGAAATTTGAATGTTTCGTTTCCTTGTGCGCTGGATCGCAATGGCCCCGGCGAATGCAAATCGAACAAAAAGTGAGCGTAGCGAACACCCGATTGTATGAGCCTAGGACGCCATTGCGGTGCGTTATTTTATTATTTTTGTTTTTTAATCTTATTTAACTATGAAATCTAAATACTTGTGTCCGAAGGATTTGTAGGTTATCACCCTACAAAGGTCCCCTCTCTCGTCATAATTACCCACAAGTGACACCGTTACGACGTATCTTTTTTTTTACTATACTTGCAATGATGAAATATAAATTTTAAAAGTTGGTACTATGAAAACAAACAAAACTTTTGAGGAGAGATTGCTCGCTACCGTTGATTTTGGTGAGGAAAAGAAATTTTATATCGTTGATCATTCTGATGTTCAACGTTTTTTGCGTCATCATTCTAGTGAATTTCTGTCTACTCCTCCTCCGGTTATTTTTCAATCTATTTTTGTTTACGATCCTGTTATTTTCCAGTCTGAACTGGAATCTTTATGGAAAGATATATCTATTTTTTAACCCTTTAAATAATTGATTTATGGCTACAACTGAAAAAAAGAACAAAATTTGGTCGGCTATCATTTCAGCGATCGTTTCTTTGTTAACTTCGTTAGGAACAATTTTAGTAGGACAGTAGTATGGATAAGGTTGGTACTATAAGATATTTGGCGAAACGCTGTTACTATGGTAAAAATGTCATAAACCCTTACACGGGTCAGCTTATGTACCAACCATGCGGAGAATGTCCCGCTTGTCTTACCCGCAAAGCGTCTATTCGCTCTATGCGGGTAAGTTTACAAAAGTCTCTTTCTAAATACACTTTTTTTATCAATCCTACTTATAATCAAAAGTATGTGCCGAAATGTCAAATTTTTAAGGTTAATCCTACAGATCCTGCTTCGACTCTTTACAAGTTGGTTGTCAAGCCTCGAAAGCGTGGAGATTATAAGATGGTTCAAAGGGTGTATTCTAAGAAATATAAAAAGGTTATTAAAAAGGAAGTGGATGCCCCGCTTTCTTATGATGATGATTTCTTTTATTATTTCAATGCTTCTGATGATTATATCCGTGATTTTCGTGAGCAAGCTACTTTGAATATTAAAGGAAAGTATCCTCATTTGCAAGATTATTACGGTTATATTTCTCGGAAAGATGGTCAATTATTTGTTAAACGTTTGCGTAAGCATATATTTAAATTTGCTGGAAAATATGAAAAAGTACATATCTACCTTGTATCAGAATACGGACCCGCACACTTCCGTCCGCATTTCCATCTCTTATTATTCACGGACTCGGACAAAGTCGCCAAGAATATTGGCCGAATTGTTAATGCGAGTTGGAAATTTGGTCGTTGTGATTGGTCTGCCTCGAGAGGGCAAGCTGAGTCATACGTTGCGGCGTATGTTAACTCATTTAGTCGCCTTCCCCATCACCTTAAACAGGATGATAGAGTTAAACCGTATAGTCGTTTCTCGAACGGATTTGCAACATCATGCTTTTCTGACGCCAAGGAAGCCATTAGAGATAGTATTCCCAGATCCGTCGAAGAGGCCCCGCTCTCTCCATTCCTTAATGGAGTCCCTTGCCTTATTAATGGAAGACTTCTCGCAATCCGCCCTCCCCGGTCGGTTGTCGATTCCTGCTTTCTCCGATATGCGTGCAATGGTCGATTGTCTGGCGATGAATTATATTGGCTTGTACGAAGCGTATCTACGACGCTTTCCCGATCTTTTCAAACAGTCCGAAGAGACAATCCTAAGGCAACCTTGATGGATGTTTGTAGGCTTCATCTTCGCTCTATCTATTCCATGTCTTCACGCTCCGTTGAAGATTTTTTGAATATTGAAAATCAACTTTACACGTGTTATTACTATGCTCGACTTGAATCCCCAACGACCGATGTTCGCTCGGATGCTTTATTCGATAGTGATTGTATGCGGTTATATCGTTTTTTTTCGTGTGTTGGTAAATTTATTTCGTTTTGGAATATCACTCCTTCGTCGACTTATGAATACATTCGTAGGACGGTTGATATTTCTAAGCACTATTATGCTCGGATTTCTTATACTTTGTTACGTTCTCAGTACACTGAGCTTTCTAGCTTAGTTGATCTTGACGAGGAACTCGTGGATTTTCTTATTGCTCCCGTCACTGAGGATGTTCCTTCCTCGGATGGTATTTCAGCTTTGGAATACCATCTTCCCTTTGATTCTCTTGTCAAATCCCATCCTATCTTGTCTTTAGCCCAAGCTAAGGCCAAGACGGATTGTGACAATCGTGTTAAGCATCGTGAATTGAATGATCGAAATTTGAAATATGTATAGAATTATTTATATATATCGATTGGATGATCTTGCGGATCCCGATTTTATTGGAGATAACATGGTTTTGATGATGCGTGATCGCTTCCGTGTTTCTTCTGTTTCTCAATGCGATGAATATTGTCGTCGTTTGGAAAAGTATCTAAACTCTCTAAGTATTTATAGATATAAGGTAACGCAGTACCCTCGAGATAAATCTCACGAGTCTATTTCGGAACAAATGTTGTTACCTTTTGATTAGTTTAATTTAAATTTTAATTTATGGGTTCACGACTTTTTTCTTATGGAAATGTGAAAGGTAGGCCGTCTCGTGCTGGTTTTGACCTTTCAAAAAAGTTTTGTTTTACTGCTAAGGCAGGTGAATTATTGCCTGTTTATTGGAAAATGTTGCTTCCTGGTACGAAAGTAAATTTGAAGGATATGCACTTTACCCGTACCATGCCGGTTAATACCGCTGCTTACACTCGTATCAAGGAGTATTTTGATTGGTATTTTGTTCCACTTCGTTTGATCAATAAGAATTTGAATCCTGCTTTGGTAAATATGTTGGATCAGTCTAACATTGCTAATTCTTTGATTCAAAATAAAGTTGTTTCTGATGAGATTCCTTATTTTGATTATGGTACTTTGACTTCTTGTTTGAAAACTTTTAATACTCAACATTCATCTTATCTTGATATTGCTGGTTTTGAGCGTGTTCCTAAGACTTTGAAGTTATTACGTTATCTTCGTTACGGTAATTTTTATATGATACTGGTGTTTCTACTCTTCCTGGTAAGAATATGGGTTATTCTTCTGTTAAAGATTTTAATCTTTATGCCAAGTGGAATTTGAATGTCAATATTCTTCCACTTGCTGCTTATCAGAAGATTTATTGCGATTATTTCCGTTTCGAACAATGGGAAAAGGCTCAACCTTATACTTATAATTTTGATTATTATTCTGGTGGTAATATTTTGACTGAATATAAGAGTGATCCTTCTGATTTGTTTTTGAAAGATAATTTGTTTTCTCTTCGTTATGCAAATTACCCGAAAGATTTGTTCATGGGTATTTTACCCTCTTCTCAGTTAGGATCTGTTGCTACGGTGAATGTTTCTAATTTTCGTGATACTTTTACTACCGCTTTTCCTAAGCATGCTTTGCTTCGCAATACTACTAATGAAGGTTCTGTCGCATCCTCTTCTAATTCTTCTACTTTGATTTTAAAGCAGACTACCGGTACTGTTACCAATGGTGATTATTTTGGTGTTAACGTTACTGGTCTTGTTGGTACTTTTGACATTCTTTCCTTCCGTATTGCCAACGCTATCCAGCGTATGCGTGAAATACAACAATGTGCAGGCCAAGGATACAAGGAACAGCTTGAGGCTCGGTGGAATGTAAAGCTTTCTACGGCTTTGTCTGATCATTGTACGTATATTGGTGGTAATTCTTCCCAGATTAATATTTCTGAGGTTCTCAATAATAACTTGGATGCCGATCAATCCCAAGCCGATATTAAAGGTAAAGGTGTCGGATCCGGTTCTGGTTCCGAGTCTTTCGAAACTCAAGAACATGGTATCTTGATGTGTATTTATCATGCTACTCCGGTTTTGGATTACCAGTTAACCGGTCCGGATCTCCAGCTTTTAAATACTTACGCCACTGACCTTCCTCAGCCCGAGTTGGATAATCTTGGATTGGAAGCTCTTCCGTATTTTGCTTTTGTGAATGATGCTATTGCTACTCAACCCTCTTCTCTTAATTTTTCGACTATTTTGGGTTATGTTCCTCGATACATAGCTTACAAGACAGATGTTGATTGTGTTGACGGTGCTTTTCTTACTTCTTTGACTTCTTGGGTTACTCCTTTGACTATTGATGAGATTGTTACCAAGATTTCTCTCGGTGCTGGCACTGGTTCTTGGTCTCCTAATTACGGTCTTTTTAAAGTTTCACCTTTTGTTTTAGATTCTATTTTTGTATCTCAGTGTGATAGCACTGTTGACACGGATCAATTCTTGGTTGAATCTTTCTTTGATGTGAAGCTTGTTCAGAATCTTGATTATGATGGTATGCCGTATTAATTTAAAATTTGTTTGTTATGGAAAAAAGAGATATTATAAATGTTCTTTCGAATTCTGAATTCACTACTGTTCGTCCTATTGATGAATTGCGTTTTGTTGAAGAACTTGATGGTTCAATTCGTTTTGTTTCTGATGCGACTTTACTTTTAAACGAGCAGCGTATTATTAATGATATTGGAGAGGATAATTATCGTAATTTCATTCGTGAATTACAGGTTAACCCTTCTTCTCCTTACAAGGATGGTAATTTTACGGATGAGCAGTTGATGACCGAGATTAAATCTCGTTACGTTCAATCTCCTTCTGAGGTTCGCGAATGGGTTCGTGATATGCTTGATAAGCAAGAACAGATTTCTGATGAAGCTAAGGCTAAATTAGAAGAAATGAAAGCTTCTGAATCTGAATCTTCTGAATCTTCTGAATCTGTTGAATCTAAAACCGAATAATTATGGATCCTACAGTTCTTGGTTCTATTATTACTGCTGGAGCTGGACTTGGAAGTACTGCCGTTTCTGGTATTGCTTCTGGTAAGATGAATAGGAAGAGTATTAAGTATAATAAATGGGCTTTACGGGAACAGCAAAAGTTTCAATCCGATCAAGCTCAGCTTGGTCGTGATTGGTCTGAGGAAATGATGAGTCAAGCCAATCAATGGAATTTGGATCAGTGGAATCGTGAGAACGAGTATAATCTTCCCGTGAATCAGAAAGCGCGTCTTTTGGCAGCCGGAATCAATCCGGCTCTTGCCATGCAAGGTGCGTCCTCTGTTGGACAGGCAGGATCTTCTCCGTCTTCCGCTTCCGCTCCTTCTCCTGCGTCTTCGTCCGGTGCGTCTGCTCTTCCTTTGAATTTGCAGCGCCCCGATTACGGTACCGGTTTTGCTCAAATTTCGTCTGCTGTGAATTCTTATTTTGATAACAAGCAGAAGTCTGTGCTTACTGAAGGTTATGGCCTTGATAATGCTTTAAAAGCTTCTTATGGTGATCGTGCTGCACAGCTTTCTCTTGGTAAGACGGAGTCTGAGATTGATAATATTCGTGCTTCTACTGCTAGAACTTATGCCGATTCTGCTTTGATTAATTTGCAAGCCAAGGAGAAGGAAATTTTAAACAAGTATCTAGATGCTGGTCAACAGCTTTCTTTATTTCTCAAGATTGGTGAACTTGCTTCAATGAAATCTCAGCGTGAATTAATGTCTGCTCAGACTCGTAAAGCGATTGCCGAAGAAATTGAGGTCTCTGCCCGTGCGAGAGGTCAGAAGATTTCTAATCATGTTGCTGCCGAGGTTGCTGATCGTTTAAATTGTTGCCACGAATGAGGAGAACCGTTATCGAGGTATTCACGCTAGATCTGCCGCTTATTGGGCACCTCAGCAGGAGTATTACAAGAATAAGCAGATGTCTGTTGATCTTGGTTCCGCTGAAGTGCGAAGGCTATGGCGAATTCGAGCGTTACACGAAGGATACT